GTGCATCACCTATTGGTCTAGTATTCTCGGAGTATGCGGTATCCAATCCTAAAGCCTACGGTATTCTTAGTCCTATCTTGGCAGAGAATCTTGGATGGGCAATATTCATTACAACTTCCAGAGGAAAGAATCACGCGTATAGACTCTACAAAGCCCTAGAGAATGAAGAAGGAGCCTTTACACAGACTATAACCGTAGATGATTCCGGTATCATCTCTCAAGAGCAGCTAGACAAGTCCCTGGAGAGAAATATAGCCATTTATGGGGAGGATGAAGGCACTACGATATGGGAACAGGAGTGGTGGTGCAAGTTTGAAGGAGCTATATCCGGTTCGTACTTCGGTAAATTAATGGGAATAATGGATAAAGAAAGTCGTATCTGCTTCGCTCCTTACGAGCCAAATGTCTTAGTCGAGACTGGATGGGATATAGGTGTCGGAGATGCTATGGCTATAGTATTCATTCAAAGAGTAGGTATGGAGATACGAGTCATTGATTACTATGAAGCTCAAGGTGAAAGTGTACAACATGCAGCTAAAGTCTTAAAAGAGAAGCCGTATGTGTATATGCATCACATAGTTCCCCACGACATAACTGTCCGTGAGTGGGGTGGAGAGGCTAAGACTAGATATCAGACAGCACTAGAACTTGGTATCAAGCCAATTATAACAGTTAAGAGAACAGCTAAGGCAGTAGATGAGAGAATACATGCTATACGTCAAGCCCTTCCGTCTATGTGGATGGATAGCAAGAAGTGTAAAGTCCTCATAGAGCACATACGTAACTACCACAAGAAGTGGAACGACATACTCAAAGAGTTTGAATCAGCACCCGCTCACGGCCCTGAGTCGCACGGAGTAGATGCACTAGGTACATATCTCACAGGATACAAACCCGCAGTCAAGGTCAAGTCAGTGAGCCAGATGCTTGAGGGCAGTAATCGATCTTTCCAGGGGGTGTGGTGATGGCTAAAGTTATACCTTTGTTCCCTAAATATGACGTAGCTGAGGCGCTAGAAGATGCCATAGAAGCGGGACTAACTGAGTTAGTGTTAGTTGGCAAGAACCCTGACGGAACTCTATTCTGTAGGATCAGCGCACTAGAAAGTGCCTACCCTTTTCTTGGCATGTTGGACGTTATCAAGCACGATTTACTAATGGCGGTATACGAAAACGGTAGTTGAAGAAAAAACTTGACAACCCAAGATCTTACATATACGATTACACTGACTATGAAACGGAGTGTAAGTCAATCTGGTAGACACCCCCGCCTGGAACGGGGAAGCTGTAGGTTCAAATCCTACCACTCCGACCATCTTATATCGAGGCCCTATGGCACAGTCTAAAGCAGAGAAGAAAATCATCGACAAAGCTGTAAAGCAGCTCAAGATGGCAGTTGACGCAGATTCGGAGAACCGGACTGCTGCCATTGACGACCTCAGATTCCTTAATGGGGAGCAGTGGGATGTCCGTGAAAAAAAGAGGCGGTCTGACAAGGGACGCCCAGCGCTTACCTTGAATCTACTGAATCATTTTGTAGATCAGGTAGTCGGAGACATGCTACACAACACTCCGAGTATAAAAATTAGACCTGTAGATAGTAGTGCGGATATCACTATAGCTAAAATTCGACAGGGTATCATAAGTGGTATAGAGTACAATAGCAACTCCAAAGGTATCTACGGTTACGCAGGTAAGCAGATGGTTGGAGGAGCATATGGGGCTTGGCGCGTTTTGACGCGTTACGAAGAGTCCAACCCGTTTCTTCAAGAAGCTTACCTCGAAGGCATACGTAACCCGTTCCTAGTCTACCTTGACCCTTCTAGCAAGGATCAGAACTACGCAGATGCTGAGTGGGGCTTCGTGCTAGAAAAGGTGCCCAAGAAAGAGTTTGAGGATCGATACCCTAGCTGCTGCTGTCCTTGTGAACCCTTCAAAGTAGGTAAGGGACTCGGTAATGAGTTGTGGTATGAAAAAGATGCCGTAGTCATAGCTGAGTATTTCCGTAAAGTCAAAGAGACTCGGACCATGTTACAGCTCAAGGATGGCAGAGTTTGTACAGAGGAAGAGTTTAAGGAACTCCACGAAGAGTGGGAAGAGAAGCAGGAGGATTTGCTTGCAAAGATAGGTCAACCCGCCCCAGGAGGCGCACCTACAGCTCCCATTGGAGCACAGCAACCCTATCCTCCTGCGCAACCACCGGCCCCTCAAGGCCAACCTCCCGTCGGAGGACCGGCCCCGCAGCAAGCCCAAGGACCGCAGGCATCTCCGCCTCCCAATCCTTTAGTGCAGCAAGCTAAGGATCTAGGGGAAGAGCCTAAGATTGCCAAGAAGCGGGATACTGAGGTCACAACTATCCGTCATTGGATACTGACATGCCTAGAGATCATCTCAGGAGGTGTAGAAGGTAAGCACTTCCCAGGTAAGTATATCCCTCTAGTCTTGCTCAAAGGTAAAGAACTCAATATCGAAGGCAAGAACCACGTTAGTAGTTTGATACGTCCAGCTAAGGATAATCAGAAACTTTATAATTTCTGGCAGACAGCGGCGGCTGAATTGATCGCGCTACAGCCCAAGGCTCCGTGGTTGGGTACTGCCAAACAGTTTGAGGGGTATGAAAATGATTACGCTGCTGCTAACGTAGAGAATTTCCCTATGTTGAAATACAATGTGGACCCCGAGGCTCCAGGCCCTCCACAGAGGTCTCAGCCAGCACAACCGCCTACTGCCATATTTGAGCAGATTAGGCGTTCAGAAGAGAGTATGAAGTCCATTCTCGGCATGTTCAATGCTGATGTAGGAGGCCCAACTTCGCAGCAGACAGGAGCAGCGGTCAACGCAGCGCAGAGACCTGGAGATATCGGCACCTTTGAGTTCATGGAGAACCTTAGTCGGGCAGTTATGCATACAGGCCGAATTCTTAACGAGATCATACCTGAGATCTACGACACTAAGCGTGACGTTAGGATCAGGAACATGGACGAGTCGGAGTCTTTCGTTCCCGTGAACACCACAGTCGGAGACGCTATGAAGTCTCTTGAAAAGCACCCTGACAGGTTTCACGGCATGGACATAGCTAAAGTTAGGACTCTCTTCGCTAAGGATGGCAAAGACGCTAAGTTTAATGACATTACAGCAGGAAAATATGACGTAGTCGTAACAGTAGGCCCGTCCTACGCCACACAGCGGCAGGAATCAGCACAGCACTTGCTCCAACTTGTACAGTCGATGCCTCAGCAAATGGGGTTAGCGGCAGATCTTATTGTAGAAAATATGGATTTTAAGGGCGCAGATGAACTCGCAGGGCGGCTTAGAAAGGCATTACCTCCCAATATGGTCAAACCTAGACCTGGAGAGGCCCCGCCAATGCCACCCCCGCCCAATCCCAAAGTGCTCATAGAGCAGGCCAAACTTGAGATGCAGAAGCTGAAAATTCAGCAGGAAACTGTAAAGTTGCAACATGAGCAAACAAAAATGCAGCTAGAAGTGCTCAAATTGCAGGCCGCAGGAGGCAAAGAGAATGAAGATGGCACAAACAAGGTACAAGAGACAGCGATGAAGTTGCAGCTAGAAATAGAGAAACTTCAGCTTGAAAGGGCTAAATTTGAGCACCAGAGAGAGCTAGACGGAAAAAAGATCGAAGTAGAACATAAAAAGATTGACAAATCTACAAATAGTGAATCATAATACTCGTAGGGAGAGGACGGCCCTAAATATGCTTTATGACGTGAGATGCAGCTGTGGCCGTCTTTTGGGCCGAATCAAAGGATGCTACGAGATTAAGTGTCCTAGATGCCGGTCTATTAAGAGCGGAGTGCTTTTAAAACCTACTACGAAGGAGAAATAGGATGGAAGATCTCAGCCTCACCCCGGTCCTAGAGGCCGCTCCAGCCGTAATCACAGAGTCGGCTCCTGTAAATGGTTTACCCGCCGTAATCACAGAGTCGGCTCCTGTCGAAGTAGTTACACCCGAAGAACCCTCGAAAGCGGTAAAGGAGTTGATTCACACCCGCAAGAGAGCGCAGGACGCAGAACGAAGAGTAGCCTATTTGGAAGGTTTGGCAGAAGGCAGAGGCCCAGTTCAGGCTCCTGTACAAGCCCAACCCGAGAGTATTACAGCTCCCGTAGTAGATAACTTTGAGACCTACGAAGAGTATGAACTCGCCAAAGAGACCTACCTAGAGACGAAGATTGAACAGCGATTGGCTACAAAGTTTCAACAGGCGCAGCAGGTTCAGTCGCAGCAGGAAGGACTAAAGACCTTTGAGCAGCGCATTGATAAGGCAGCAGAATCGGACCCGACGATCTACGACATTCGACACGACCCCACGTTGCCAGTCAGTACCAGCATGGCTCAGATTCTTCAATCGTCTGAGGTGGCACCCGACCTTTTAAAGTGGATAGACGGGAACAGAGTTGAAGCTACTAAGATAGCTAACATGAACCCGCTTCAGGCAGCTAGAGAGATGAGTAAGATAGAGGCAAGGATTCTATATACTCCTAAGCCTGCTCCACTCAAGGTTGTAAGTAGCGCACCTGAACCTATCTCAACGGTAACACCCGCAGGGAGCATCAATTTGGATGAAGAGAAGATGCCTATGGATCAGTGGATAGCACGTAGGAACAAAGAGACAGGAAAAGTAGGTGGTGGACTGATTGTAGGAAGAAGTAAAAAGTAACCGCCTTCGGGCATAAACCAGTACAAGGAGATTAACGATGGCTAATAGTTTGCTTACGATTTCGATGATTACAAGAGAAGCACTCAGGGTTGACTAAGCGGCCCCCTTATCCAGTAATGGGTATTGAAGAAATCCCTTGAATTGCTGGGATACCCTAAAGCCAACGCTACTAATAGTGCTTGCACCCTCGCCGAATACATGGGATGGTTCAAGGACTACAGTGACAATGCGGAGGATACTACAATGGGCAATCAGCAGGCAAGCTTAAACTTGATACCAGTTTTCAACTCAACCAAGCATTTTATAGACCCGGTAGGAAACGTCTATAGTACTGCAAGAGGGCATTTAAAAACGCTAAAATTAATGCCCCATTTAGCAAGAGGCAAAAAATTATACGTAAGGGTCAAAGTAGGCGATACTACTTATTTGGCTCACAGGTATATAGCTTCTGCAATGGTGGGAAGAGTCTTAGCGCCGACTGAACAGGTAAATCGCAAAGATGGGGATACCACAAACAACTGTATATCCAATCTAGAGATAGTATCTCACTCAGAAAATGTTGCTCATGCTGTAAAAAACGGGCTGTACTGCAAAGGTGAAAATTGGTATAAAGCGAGAGAAGCTTCAACGACTAGAGCGGAAGCTCGTACACTCAAGTGAGTGGAAGTAGGGGATACCCTTCGGGGTAAAGAGATAGTCTGCTCTGCATGGTGACATGCAGCAGTTCATAAGAGAACGGGGGAGGATTAACGACCCTCCTTGAACATTAGGTCTTCACAATAATCTCGCATTTTTGAAAGGCGTGAATAGGCAGTACGCCAGCGAGTTTGGCATCTCGGGGGCTAAGATCGGTACTACGGTCAACATCCGTAAACCGAACAGGTACTTTGTCCGTAAGGGTGACGCTATGATTACCCAGGGCACTAACGAGACCTACGTCCCTCTGACCCTCGCTACCAAATGGGGTACGGACATTTCGTTCAGCTCGACTGAACTCACCCTTTCCTTGGACGACTTCTCCAAGAGGATTCTGACCCCAGCAATGGCGAAGATCGCTGCTCAGATGGATCAGGATTGTCTTCAGGGCGCAATCACAGGGTCTTACCCCAACGGCTCCGGTCCTACCGTCTCTTGCGGTCCTCCGGTTTATAGTGTTGTGGGTACGGCAGGTACGACTCCCGGCACCCCCGGTGGTACGGCTACTGGACTTCAGCAGTACAACGCACCTATTGTCTACCTGAATGCAGGTATGGTGCTGGACAACCATGCTACTCCGCGTGACGAGAATCGTAGAGCTCTTCTGGCTCCTGCTGCAATGGCTCAGTCTGTTCAGGGTCTCTCTGGACTCTTTAATGACTCGGGGCTTATTGGAGAGCAGTACAGGAAGGGTGTTCTTGGGCAGGCTCTAGGCTTCGAGTTCTGTATGGACCAGAACGTATTCACTTTCGTCACTGGCACAGGTGTGGTGCTGGGTAACGGTACTCTGGTAGATGGGCAGGCTACGATTGCAATTACCGGCGCAACCTCCGGTGGCGTGTTCCAGGCAGGCACGATCTTCACCGCAGCAGGTGTCTTCGAAGTTAACCCCGAGAATCAGCAGAGCACTGGGTTCCTTCAGCAGTTCGTCGTAACGACCACTACGACTATCACGGGCACCACGGGCACCCTGCCCATCTACCCGACCCCGATAGTTGCGGGGCCGACAGTCGCAAACGGTACGGTTACAGGCTTCACCGCAGGCGGTAACAGCGGGTCTGTTGCACTCACCGTGCTCTCGGGTACTACGGCAAACACAGGCTATCAGCAGTCGATGGCTTACCATCAGGACGCATTCACTTTTGCAACCGCAGACCTCGAACTTCCGCGAGGCGTGGACTTCGCAGGCAGAGAAACATACGACGGTGTGTCAATGAGGATAGTTCGAGCATTTGACATCGCCAACGACCAAATGCCTTGTAGAATTGACGTATTGGGCGGTTTTTCTAATCTTCGTCCTGAACTAGCGAGCCGAGTGACTGGATAAATAGGTAGTTACGGAATTTAATAAATTCGTAACATTAGAATCGAAGAAAAGTACTTTTCGTAGTTGACACCAAACCCTGTAGGTGGTATGCGTATACTATCTTATAGGGAGGTGTCAACTATGGACACTAAAATGGTAGTAAAAGAGTGCTGTGTGAAGGAATGTGACAGAAAGGTTGTTTCAGAGGGGCTATGCCTCAACCATCTACGCAGGAAGCGAAAATACGGAGATCCCCTAGCTACAAGAGAGAGAGCGTAGGTCTCTCTATCCGAGTCCCCGCACACGTCAGGTTTGACAAATTTACAGCTAAGTCTGACTCAGGCTGTTGGGAGTGGACAGGAGGTAAGTCTCACGATGGGTACGGACTATTTAGAGGAGTTGTAGAGGGTGAAGTTTACCGAAAGGCTCACAGATACTCCTATGCCTACCACAAGAACTTAGTTATACCAGAAGACATGCATGTACTGCATAAGTGTGACAACAGAGGGTGCGTCAATCCGGCACATCTTTTCTTGGGCACTAACGCAGATAACATGGCCGATAGAGACGCTAAGGGCAGGCACAGAGCAGCGAAAGGGGAAGATGCAGGCAAGGCTAAATTAACTGAACTGCAAGCCATAGCGATTCTAGGAGATTCAAGAACCCAAGCCATTATCGCCAAAGAATACGGTATATCGCCTATGACCGTATCTGATATTAAGCGTAGGTATTCTTGGAATCATCTAGCCCACATACCCTCAGTTAAATCTGAAAGCGATAAGCACTCAGGGCGGCAGGGCAAGAGTCAAAACCTTGATGAACAAAACGTAAAAGAAAAAAGGACAAGCACTGAAAAGTATGGTATCCTAGCTGCAAGGTATGGTATCTCGGTGCCAACAGCCTGTGACATACGGAAGCGTAAGTCATGGAAACACGTAGAATAAGGAGAAATTAATGGCTTTTACGATCAACTCAGGGTCTAATCCGCCGATCACTACATTTCAGACAGATATGCTAGAGCTAGTGGCTTATTTGTATGAAGGGGGCATGTTGACGCAGCAACTTACCGCAGGAAGTTTGGATTTGCTAAAAGCAATCGCTAACCCTGCTAACGGCACAACTTCAATCGCACTTTCATAAGGAGATAAGAAATGGGAGTACCTAATACCGAAATAACCGCGCAGAAATTTGTCGTTGGCTACGATAGCCCTGATGGTGCGGATATGGGCAACTCTGGCCTGTCTAAAGACGGCTTCTATGGAGCCGTCCCACTCGTACAGAGGATCAGAACCGAAGTCGAGGGTACCCTTGCGGGTGTAACCACCTCGCTCTTTACCACCTCGGCAACCTCTGGTGTTCCTCAGCAGTCTTCGGCTTTTACTTCGCAGTTCGGGAACTGGAGCACTCTGTCTAACAGCGTCTCGGGTATCAGCTCTACCTATTCCGCAACGGCCTACACAGCGACAGGGGCTGCTGTAACGACTTCTGCCAGCTTTGGTACGGGTCAGGCACTTCTCCTGGCTGAGATCTGCGATACGCTTGTGGCCCTCGGTTTCTGGAGGGCGTCGTAAACCGTTAGTTTTACAGGGGGTTTAACGACCCCCTTACTTTTGAAGCCCTAATAGGAGAGGCTCTGCATGAGTAAGAAAGTAGTCTTTTGTACACCGTCATTAGCGGGTCCAACACAGCCATATATCAAAGCCTTGACAGACTCACTACCGTTGATAGAAGCGGCAGGATGGACCCACGGATACGCGCAGGAAATAGGTTGTCCATATATATCTGCGAGTCGAATGACTATGGCACGTAGAGCGCTGGATACTAAGGCAGATATTTTGCTGTTTTTGGACTACGATCTCAGTTGGGACCCAAAAGACCTACTAACCCTCCTTGAAACCGAGGGTGATGTAGTGGCAGGGACGTACAGATTCAAGAATGATGCGGAAGAAGTGTATATGGGACAGCTCAGAGTAGACGAAAATGACCGCCCAATCGTTCGTAAGTCAGATGGAGCACTTGATACCTATCTTGCCCCCGCAGGGTTCTTAAAAGTCACTAGGCAGGCACTGTGTATCTTTATGAGAGCGTATCCAGAACTCGTATGCGGAGACCCACTGGCACCTAGCGTTGACCTCTTTAATCACGGAGCAAGAAACGGGGCATGGTGGGGAGAAGATTACGCGTTTTGCGATAGGTGGAGTAAATTAGGCGGTAAACTCTGGACTCCTCCGAATATGAACCTGCACCATTGGTCAGGAGAGACATGCTTTAAAGGCAACCTACACAAGTTCCTGCTGAAACAGGCAGGGGGCAGTAATGCACCTAAAAAGACTAAGGCGAAAGCCAAAAAGGAGACTAAGAATGTTAGTTAAAGGACCCGCAAATAAGAGATCTGGCACCAAGACTGGGGATGCTCCGCATCCTACCAAGACAGATACTCATTACGGTATCAAGACTGAGTACGCAAAGTTTTCTAAGACTAACATCTCTACGGGCGGTATTCCCCCCAAGCAGACAAGGAAGAATTTGGGTTAATCACTATCTTAGGGGGCCTAATAAGCCCCCTTTTTTACAGGGAGATTCTAATGAAAGCAAAGATTGCTAAAGCGCCTAAACCTACTAAGAAGTCTGAGTCTATGCGGAACGCTATGAAAATCAAAGAGTATGAAAAATCGCACGGGAATAAGACAAGCGACTACAAACAGTATATAAAAGCGGCTAAGAAGATGAAATAATACTATAGGAGGCCAAATATGGCTGCTAAGAAAGGTAAGATGTTTGGTAACATGCCTATGGGAGACGACTACGCCGCTGAGATGAAAGGCGTAAAGAAAGCTAAAAAGGCTAAAAAGGCTAAGAAGCCTGTGAAAGCTAAGAAGATGGCTATAAAGAAGAAAGTAGTCAAAAAAGGATACTGACATGCCAGAAATGTTCCGAGCCAATAAGCAAGCGGGTGATCCTATGGTTGATGACGGCCACAAGGATAGCAAGATGCCCAAAAAGGCTAAGAAGGGTAAAGGCTTCAAGCTGAAGCCTATCAAGCTGAAGGAGACTCCTAAGAAGAAAGGTAAGGAAGATACTAGGCCAACGTCTAAACACGCCAAGGCTAAGAAGTCTTCTCCCCCTACTTCTATAGCACAGCGACCTCCCGACTCTCCCAAAGAGAAACCCTTGAGTAAGAGCAAAGGCAAGAAGCCTAAGAAATTCGCGTTGAATAAATCGATCTAACCAAGATGCCCAAGGAGGCACAGATGCTAAAGCGCGATGAAAGAGGATGTTATTACAATGCTCCTGACCCTGAAGGGGACGAAGAGGGGCCCATCACTATGGACACGATAACAGGGCTATATTCCAACGCTGTAGAGCCTGAAGTTAAGCCCGAACGAGTGCTATCCATGAAGCCTATGGCAGTATATGCGCGTAAGAAAGCGGAAGAGAAACGATTAGCTAAGGAGAAATAGATGAGATACAGGGTGCTGCTAGGACTATTACTTATTACCTCCGCTGCCTACGCAGCGCCTGCCACACAGAATCTGTTGGGGAATAATAACGTATTCACTGGGACAAACACTTTCACTCAGCCGATAGTGGGTAATATCACAGGCACCGGAGTCGTCACCCTTGGCACGGCAAACGGGCTTTCCCTCGCGGGCCAGGTGCTTAGCCTGCTACCAGCGACTACCGCTCAACCGGGGGCAATGACGGCGGCACAGGCCACGGCTCTGTCAACTGCTGTGCAGCCTGTGGGTGGTGTAGTTCCTGTATCACTAGGCGGCACCGGCACTACGACCGGCAGCATCACCGGCACCGGGGCGCTCACGTTCCAGGCAGGCGGTACTAATCAAGGGGTGGCGCTCAAACCGTCAAGTCAACTTGGTACGATAAACGTCGGGTCGAACACTGTCACCGGCACAGGTTCGATGGCTGTTGGAGCAGTTAATACTGTGAGCGGTCCGTACTCTTCCGTGTTTGGTGATAACAACACTATATCTGGGAGTTACAATAATCAAGACGTGGCAGTAGGTGGTAACAACCTGCTGGTAGGAGACAGCGGGGGGAATACTGTGATTGGTCAATCTAACGCTCTAGGCGTAAATTCTGCATCTACTGTGATGTTAGGAGCTGGCAACTCAGATAATGGTGCCAGTAATGTTTTAATAGGAACAGCCCTCGCCACATCTGCAAACACCGTACATTCTAATCTTTTTGGGACGCTATTAAACGCAGGGGCAGCGACAACCACGTACGGAGTCACAATATTAGGTCTAGGAGACGTAAACAACAGCTCGCCCCTCATAAACAACAAGGATGGTTGGACGATGCTTGGAACCTCCAGCACCGTTCCGACAATGAGCATCACACTGTCTGACCAGACCGGGACTCCTGTAACAGGTACAGGCAGGGTTCTGATTGCCACGACCACGGATGACGGCACCAGCAAACTCCAAGTGAATGGCGCCACCAAGGCCACACAGTTCAATTCCACAGTAGCAACCGGCACCGCCCCCCTTGTCGTGGCGTCTACTACACCCGTCGCCAACCTCGCTATTGGTGGCAACGCAGGAACGGCTACCAAACTGGCGACCGCCCGCGCGATCAACGGGGTGAACTTCGACGGATCGGCAGCAATCCAGACCGCGACATCCGCGACCTCAGACTATGCAACAGGAACCTGGACACCAACCGATAGCAGCGGGGCAGGGCTTACTTTCTCGGGATCGGCGGGAGACAACACGTACATTAAAATTGGCAAGATGGTCATAGCAACCTTCCATCTGGCCTACCCCGCTACAACAAATGCTACCACAGCGGCCATTGGTGGGTTGCCCTTCTCAGCTATCAATACGCCATCTGCCAATTTTAGCGGCCCGTTGATCGGTGGCAGTGGGGCGTTGAGCTATTTAGTCGCTCCCAACAATCCACTCTTTTACGTAATTAGCGACAGTGGGTCAGTTGCCCTATTAACAAACGTGTCTTTATCTGGCACGGGTCTATCTGGCACAGTTACTTACCAAGCTCAATAAGGAGAGATTATGAAACTACTAATTTACTTACTGCTGGCACTCACCATCCTATCCAGCGTACCAGCGTACGCTGCCATTCTGGTATTTTCACCAAATGGTAGTTATGTCACGAAGCCCAGCCTTGCCGTCGCAGCAACCTCGGCAGACGCCGTAGGCAAACGGATCGTTGTCACCGCGCCGATCACTCTGACAACCGCAGTCAATATAACAGGCAGCCAGTTTAGCGTGGAAGGGACCGGGCAGATTGCATTTTCAGGATCCGGCTCTCTGACATTTGGTGCGGGTTCTGTCTCAGCAGTAAATCCTGATTGGTTTGCCGGGACTGACTCTCAGAGAGTCCAGAACGCTGTGAATGCATGTCAGATTTCAGGTTGGCTCCCTCTGACAGTAGGTAGGATGTACACGTTAACCGCCCCTGTGACCATAGATAGGCTTGTTGATACCTCCACAAACGATTTCCGCATCATTGGGACCGGACCTAATGCGGGGTTCTATGCCTCGTCGGCTATCAACATGTTTTCCTCGTCACTGACACCAGCACATTCATATACCTTATTATAAACTAGAGGTTTAAATGATAGAATCACTCAGATATAATAAGGGTCTAGGCAATTCGGCAATATACTCCAGGATAGCCACAGGCACGCAATTCTATGACTTCGTAGCGCTAGGATTCGTGTCTATAGAGACGGCAAACTGTCGCTTGTTTATGATTGAGACTGACGACACTTCAGCTACTCAGGCGTGGTATTCTGTGGATATAACCCCTCCTGTAGGGGGGCCTTGGCCTGTTGAGATAGTCGAGCTTTCAAGTACGCTAGTCATTGGAAATGACCTTATTCTAGGGGTGATTCCCACACCTCCCCCGCCTCCCCCAGTGACTCCTAATAGCCGTACAGCAACTGATATTATTGTCGACGCCATGGGATTGATAGGGGTTACAGAGATTGATGAGACTCCCACTTCGTCTGAGATGAACGTAGGATTGAGAGCCTTGAATACCATGATTGATAGGTGGTCTTCACAGAGACTCATGCTTCGTTCAACTACAGCGTTCTCGTTTCCTCTTGTAGCAGGTAAGGCTCAGTACACCATCGGCCTATCTGGAGCTGATCTAACTGCAAATAAGCCACTCAAGATTTACTCCGCGTTTTATAGACAGATTGGAGATGTTGACCAGCCGATAGACGTTATTGACCGGACCACTTATAATAATCTTGCGGATAAGTCAGTGGGCCTTGGCCCTCCTGAGTACATATGCTACGACCCCATGGCTGCACAGCAGGGAGTTCAGACAGGCACTTTCTTTGTCTATTTGACCCCTGACCAAGCGTACACCATGAATTTACAGTTAGATACGTACCTGACTGAGTTCTCCACCATCTACGACACTGTGACGTTTGAACCAGCATATTACGAAGCTTTGATTTATAATCTTGCAGTCCGACTGTTTAGGCGTTATCATGGTGTACAAGATGTTATCCCGGTAGATATTATTGGTGTGGCAAATAACACTATTAACAATCTCAAGGCGCTGAACGCAGTTCAGATAGTCGCAGGTATGGAGCTTCCAGGTCGCGTCAGTGGATGGAACATCTTCGTAGATGGTCCGAACTTCTAAGAGGTAACTAGTGGGAATTATTCCGTTTTCTGGACCAACTTATCAAGGCCGCTCGCTCAACGTGGACAGCAGTCGCTGCGTCAATTTTTTCCCTGAATTGACTCCAGACCCTAATGCTAAATATCCCATTTGTCTTGTTGGGACGGCAGGGACGACTTTAGCTACGACATTAGGGACTAACCCGATTAGAGATATGTACTCCTTTGCAGGACTCATGTTTGTTGTGAGTAGCAATATGCTATATGCAGGAGCCTCTGTTACTACCCTTCTTCCTGTAGGTACGTTGTTGACCTTTTCGGGGTATGTCTCCGTCTCGGATAACGGGATTGATGCTAATGGCCTAGGTGGAAATCAGATTATTCTGGTAGACGGTGTGGCAGGCTACATCTATGACGTTAGCACTCAGGTATTTTCTCAGATAGAGTCTATCGCGGCGGTTCAGGCTACGGCTACGCTTACTGTCTCTACCGGAACAGTAAAGTCGATAACACTAAATAGCCAAGGATCTTATTTAGGAAATACCCCTGTAACTATCTCTATAACTGGAGGAGGCGGAAGCGGCGCTACTGCGTCAGTTATTCCAGGGGGATCTATAGCTATTATTAACATAGATTTCCCCGTAACTGTTACAGGAACTCCGATTGTAACAATATCGGGCGTAGACGGTTTTGGCTTTGGAGCAACGGCAACCGCTAATGTGGTATCAGGGAGTTTGACTTCTATAACAGTAAATACGGGGGGACAGGGGTACTCTCCGCTTCCGAGCAGCACGATAATAGCAGTAACTAACGCGCCAGGATTAGTTACTACTTTTGGTATATTTGGCTATCCCCCCTCTATACACAGAATAACCATAAATACTCCAGGATCTAACTACACTTCAGTTCCTACCGTAGTATTTAGTGGAGGCATTACACCTTTTGTGCCTACGTCCATATCAGGGAATGGCGCTACAGTAACAGTCAACTTTGCCAATCATGATCTTTCTTCTGGGGATACTATTCTAGCGTCAGGATCATTGGGAGCAACGTCAGGAACTTATAACGCCTCATCGGTAGTTACGTTTATCAGTACGTCTCAGTTTACCTATCTAGGCACAGGTACAGGTACTCCGACCACGCTCCCGACTATTACTAGGGTAACTCTGGTAAACCCTCCAACCGCTACTGCTGTTCTTTCCCTGGTTACTATAACGGGAATAACGGTCATAAATCCAGGATCAGGATACATAGCACCTCCGATAGTAACTATTGCCGGAGCAGGCGCACTTCCCTTTGTCCCAACGGCTATAAGTGGATCAGGTTCAGTAGTTACAGGGACATTTGCTGGACACGGCATGACTACAGGCGACATTATCACCGCTACAGGGTCTTCTACACCGGGATATAATACAGCTACACCACAGATAGTCACGGTA